TAGGGCATCCATAGGGCTTAATGATGGGTCAGGTTCATCGTTGCTAGGCTCATCATCTTGAGGCGTGTCACTAGCCTTAGGCTCATCCTGTGCTGCTTGGGCTCCGTAGGTATTATTAAGGATTGCAAGGATTGCCGCTTGAATCTCCTTATCCACAACCTTCATTGCCTCACCGATGGTCATTTCAAGGTATGACAGGTCGGATTTATCAGCCTCCGCTTTCGCTTCTGCTTGCTCCTTTTCCTGCTTTGCTGTCTCTTCGTCTTCCAATGACTGCTCGTACTCTTCACGCCACGTTTTAATCGTGTTGAGTGCCTTGTGACTAAAGTCCACTACTTGCTGGTTAGTCTTACCTTCAGCAAACATATTAAAGCATTGCCCCTTTACCTCCGCGTCAATAGCTTTCACAGCTCGTTCAACTGTCTTGGTTGAGCAGCCAAACAACAATGCAAGTTCTTTCTTCTTGCCATGTTCGCGCCATGCAGCATCAAGGATGTATAGTTTCTTGATTGCCTTTTGATAATCCGCACCCTTCAGCGATACCCCGTTCCGNTTGTTNGCTATCATGCTGTAATAAACAGCCTCTTCGAACGTACCTTCACACACCTTAGTTGGGAATGTGTCATAGTTCGCCCCTATACAAGCGTCAAGGCGTTGGAAGCCGTTAACCAGTATGTGAGCCCCTGCTGTTAATTCAGAGCCGTCATGGAGCGTGTGAGCGTGTGTGAGCTGGATAACCTGTATTGGTTCCCAAGACTCGACACCGTTAACCTTCATGCTTTCGGTGTATCCGTCGATTGCTGCTTTATCTGTCTTGGCACGTTGTTGAGTACCAGCATCCAGAACCAGTTGCGCAATCGGTAAAATCTCGCCGTCAATCTTATCAAATAGTGTTTCTAAGTTAGTAATATTCATGTGAAGCCCTCGTTATTTACTTACAAAAGATGTGAAATATACTTACAAGAGTGTTAAAAAGTCCTTAGTTTCCAGTAACTTGCACCCCTTGTAATAAACGTGTATGACCTGATAAGCAAGCTTGAACCGTTGTAAAGCCTCGCTCGTTTCGTTTGGCAATGCCTAAGGTTAGCACGCCTTGACTACTCATAATGACACGGTAGCGTGTGAGATTGCGCTCACATTCGAAGGTGTGACCTATACCATTGCAATCTTGAAAAGGTGTACAGGTGAAGTTATGAAACTCTCCGCCTGAATAAACTTGCTCTTGTGTGAGTATGTGTGATTCCTTTAATTGAGGCTCAGGATACCCACAAGTGTGTTGAATGCGTGCTTTATATGCTTTCATCGTATCACCTTTAATATGTAATCAGCGTTGTTATGACGCCCTTTGTAATCCCGTGGAGCCCCGTTACCTGTTAGTTGATACAACAAGTCAAACGTAGCTCGTTCTGTTAGTGTGAGTCGAACCAATAGCCCGTGCTCATTAGTGCAGATAACATTGCATCGGTTCATAGGCGATAACCTTTAGAGCGTATATGCTCCATTAAGGCGTCAAGGCTTCCCGCTCCTGACATAACGATGCCGATGGCTACCATTGGAGCCCCTAAGATTTCGAAGCCCTCACCGACCATGATAAGCCCGAAAGCAATGATAAACACACCACCTAGAATGAATTGCATGTTAAGACTTATCATTGGTGTACTCCCTGCTCATACCTACAGCAGCCAAGATAACAGCAAGCGCGAAACCTACAGGAGGTAACACAATGCTCAATGTGATTACAAGCTTCATTGTCTTACTCATCACGTAACCCCTTCTTAACCAGAATGAAATGAACCAAGGTGATACCAAGTAAGCCTATAACGGGGTGAATGAGACAACCCGCTAAACCTACAATAACCTGAATAATCATATAAACCTCGTTAGTGTCAATATCAGACACTGTCTGTTTTTGATAAGTTCACTCTTAAACCCTCAGGACTCCCAAGGGCTTAATGATTAACCTACTGTGAGAACCTTGATTGATGGCAACTATACTCTTTGCCAACGTCGTTTATAACCGTGACATATGGCGAGGACTCAAATATACCTCCCTCAGTGCCGTTAATGGCGTAATATGTCTTACCCGTGGTTAGGTGACGCAATCCCCTCACTCCTGTAGCTATGATTGCCTCACCCGCTTCTAGAACTACGCTTAAACCGTCTAATCTTTTCATGTATTTATCCTGCTACGTAATAGCGACCGTGTAATATGGTATATGATTCTCTTACCATGGCTTGAAACTTGAACACCTTGCGAAACTTCCCAAGGCTCATCGGGATTGCATCGGGGTACACAAGACAAGCGTTCTCACCATTATCGTTCATGGTAAGGATACATTCTTGATTATTAGCCCAAGCTTTCGCCTCAATCAAAGGTAAACCGTGTTTAGTGGTCTTGATTAAAAACGCTGTTTCTTTCTTGCCCTTGTATACGCCCACACAAGGCTCATACGTATATTGATTATGCTTTAACCAAGTTGTGAATGCCTTGGTTGCCTTTTGATTCTCTTGATTAGTGAAACCGTTTTGATGTGAGCTAATTAAAACCTTCATAATATCACCTTAATAGCCAAGTAAAACCCTATGAAAAACTGAAGGACGCACACGAAACCGTATGCGACAAATAATACCCTTAATGTGAACATAAGCGCCTATGGTAAGATGTGAGTCAGTAGTGACAGCCCTTGTAGTAATTGGTCTGCGAATGCCAACCAACAAGCTAATACAGTGCCGATGTATAATGCGTAATCAATCATATTAACCTCTTAAGCTCGCTGATATCTTTGCACCCTTTGCGGTGTCAAATGATTTGATGTGATTCCTGTTAGTCTCGCATAAGTGCCACTGAGACACCCCAAGGAAAATGTAAAAGCCCTTGTAATTAAACATACCTAGCCCCTTGGTACACAATAAACGCGGTGTAACTCGTCACCCTGATACACACCATAACCTTTATATTGATTGTGTGCCATAAGTATTTGTTCGATTGTCGCGTAGGCTCCTTGTAAAAGCCCTTCGTAATACGCTATAGGCTTATTGTAATACCAGTGAGGTAATGATAAGTCCTTCGATTGCTTGCGTCGTATGACGCTTACAAGGTGTGGTATTTGTTCGTCGTTAGCTTGAATAACTAACGCTTGCATACCTTTGTTGAGTTTAGCCATGATAACCGCCTAATCTAGTAGAAAGAGTGAAGCAATGCCAGCGATACAAAATAGCGTTGGTATGCCTAGTAATAAGATTGTAAAGACCATGATAACCGCCTAGTGTCTGTTATTGATAAATCGTTTGGCTTGAAAAGAAAGTGACTATACAAGAGTGTATAGCCCTTTGGAGTATTAACAAGCGTTAAAAGATAAGCTCGAACGCTACCGTTAGCGCTCTGGTTTATCCTCTTGTGGTAAGCTGTACGCCACACTCTATAGACTTATATTCGCTTTGCGTAGTGTGGGTGAATGCGCTTAGTGACTGCATAACCTTAGAAGTGTTAACCGCTTGGGTATGTGTCGCGCCTTGCTTGCCTAGTTGTTAAAGAACGTTGTTTCTGTTTGATGTAGTAACTATATACCTTGCAATGAAAAAGCGAAAGACTAAAAAAGCATATTAAAACTCTTTTTATAACCTATGAATAAACAGTGAATACTGCCTTATTAGGTTAATAGTCCGCGCGTAGCAGGAAGCGTGCCAACTGTATGGATATACAACTGTAAGCCCTTGATATCCCTAACGATTCCCGTAGTAAGCATATTGAGCCTATAGCCTAGCCGTAATACCTACGGATTCCCACGGCTTACCACGGGGCTCTCAGGGGCTTTAAATGGCATACTGTAAAGTGATGTAACAGCTATAACCGTAGCCTATTAATATATAGCCTATTGATACCTACATAATCAATAGATAATGCCTATTGATACTTGACTGACCTATACCTTATAGCGTACGCATTCCCATACGGGATACTGACCTGTAAAGCCTAGTAATACCAACGGGATAGCATACGGTAAGCCTACATGGTCACACGGGCTCCACGGGGATACATACCCTACACTATACGCTAATAAGTGCCATCACTGGACTGATTTACAGAACGTCACACTATAACACCACAATATGAGCCTTGATTCACATATCTAGCAGTTGAATCCCTCAGGAATCCCATAGAATCCCTAGTGAATACAGCGTGAATAACTATGCAAAAGTCAAAAACAGACAGTGTCGGATATTGACGGGATTGTTTGGGTCTCATAGGCTTCGAAGGGACACCCCACCCACCCGTTACGGTGACAGGAAAGCCCACAGATATTTTGTAATTTTCTACTATTCACATAAACCCTTGAAATCCCTAGGAAACCCCACAGGACCCCACATACACCCTTATGATACACTGTTACGGGAATTCGGACGAGGTCATACAGGATTCACACAGGGTCATACAAGGTCATACAGGGTCTATATAGGCTTCTATAGTTCATTCTACCATTGATTTATTAATAAAATGGACGATAGAGGTCATATAAAGCAGTTAAAAGAGTGATAAAACAGCTCCAAGGTGTCAATATCAGACAGGTGTCGGATTCTGACATTTAGTGATAAAACAGCTTCTAAGGCTCTTTTAGGGTGATTTATGCCTTTATATAGGTGATTTTAGTGATACATATGACTGCTTTAAGGGTCCGTATGGGGTGTTTATAAGAACATATAACTACTTCTTAGGCTCTATATAGGGATAAATAGTTACACCCTTATGAAGAGAGAGTGAGTTTCACCACCATGACAAAAGAAAAGAGCGTTAAAGCTTTTTATTAGGTTAAAAGGTAGGATGGAAGATAGAATCTCTTTACAGTTAAAAGATAGGTTGGATAATGGAAACCTAATAGATGTATAAAGATGAAATCGTGATTATTCTTTTCGCGGTTGCAATAATTCTCGCCTTCGGGCTAATCAAGTAAGGAACGACTATAATGGACGTTAATGAAAAACATCTGCTGTTCATTGAATTATTCCTTGAAACGCAAAACGTAAAAGATGCCGCTGAACAAGCTGGCTTCGACCGCACATACGGTTACAAACTATTTAAAAAGCTTCGGACGGAAATCGAAGAACGACTCGCTGATGAAATGGTGATGATGCAAGCGCAAGCTTTAGCAGTCACAAAAGAATCAATGAAGGGTGAAGGAATCATCCCTGCTGTACAAGCTATTAAACAGCGTGCTGCTGAAACAACTATGGACCGTGGTTCAATCACGAAGAAACAGAACCTTGAAGTTGGTGTGCAAGAACTTGCTGCCGTCATGGTGTTACCAGCCAAAGAGCCCGTGGTTCCCAATAGAGAACCTGACGCTGTAGACGAAGAATAATTAGAGGTTCGCCAAGAACCCACGGGAACCTGTGTGTTCCATAAGTAAATCTTGGCTTTAATCAAAATCAGACAGTGTCGGTTATTGACACTAGGAGAAAGATATGTGGAGTGCTTTTGTATTCTTTGTATTGCTTTACCTTATCATCTATGTAGATAGATAATACACCCTTATGAAAGGAGAGTGTGATGTGTTCAAAGCCCCAATCTAAGTTGGAACGCTGTACAGAAAACGTAAATGTAATCCTTGACATCTTCGGTGGTGCTGATGGAGGCGTAGGCTTCTATAAATTAAAAGTACGACTAGAACAAATGGCTCAAGAAGTTGATGATGGCAAGCCCCGTGCTGAGCCTATCCTAGAACACCTAGAGAAAACTCGACAACTCTTTGAGAATCTTAGTAAAGGGTAAATTACACCCTTATGAAGAGAGAACACCAAATTCCGGTTTATTAGCTCAGTGCGTAGAGCGTTCGCCTGTTAAGCGAAGGGTCGTAGGTTCGAATCCTACATAAACCGCCAAACATTAGGGAATTAGCCTAGTCCGGTCTAAGGCAACGGGATTTGACCCCGTGAGCACAGGTTCAAATCCTGTATTCCCCGCCAAACAATGCCTCAGAGTCCAGCCTCACATGCAGATTAGTAGCTCTAATGTGCGAGGTAGACGGTCTTTTAAATGGATAACGTACAGGAAAGAAAGGGGTTTCATCACGTGAATGTCTCACCCGAGTAATAAATGTCCAAGCGGTTCGACTCCGCTCTGAGGACTCATTAGTTCCATAGGATAGCCCAGTGATGGGATAGCGGATTCCAAACCCGCCAAGCAAGGTTTGACTCCTTGGTGTCCTGCCAGTTTCATGAAGTATCAAGCGTTGTTCCCTTAGGCTTTAGGGTGAACCATAGAAAGACAGCGTAAAAGCCGTTATTAGAGCCCAAAACGTAAGATAGGTAGAAGTTCTCTGTTATAGGGTTTAGCGAGATGAGTACAGCTACGAACTACCAATCTACAAATTACACCCTTATGAAGAGAAAGTACTTTGGTGTGAGTTTATCCTAAGTGGCAAGGACCCTCCCTGTGAAGGAGGCATATGTGGCTTCGACTGCCATAGCTCACCCCAAAGTATTTACCAAATTTAAGACTTAGCGCCGCCAACTATCCGTTGTGATACAACGTGCAGTTCGCTACCTTAGGCGTGAAATCTGAGAGTTAACGACTCAGTCATAGATTCGCTAAGTTATCTTTCCAAGAAATTGGGTGGAGACACATGCGTAGCCATCAACGTAATCTATGGTCCCTCAAGTTCGCGGAATCGCGCAGAGTTGGGACACCCATTCTGTTTCCTGACCATAACACAAATTGGTCCTGAGGCGTTTAGTTCTTCGGTAAAAGCCCAATAACGGCGAACACCCTCGAACGTTTAGAGCTAAAGTAATAGAGGGCGTAGCTGCCATAACTCTACAGAAAACTAGCTCACCTACATACGCGTTCGGACAGCCTCTCTTAGATGCAGAACTGCCGAGCCCACAATCCAAAGAGGTCCTTATGAACCGTCGTACATTCTTATTAGCCACCGTGTTGGCACTAGGTACAGCAGCATGTTCAACAACTGACCTTTTAAAGGCAGCAGGAGGCGCACTAGGCGTTTCTAGCTCAGAGCCTATGGTTGGTATCGACACCGAGATTGGTGACGATGTAGCTACACTAGGGGACTCACAATCACTATCATTTGATGATGTGGAAGGTGATGTCGCTATCGACACAACGAATAACAAAAACTCAGTCGATAAAGCTCAAAATGTAACATATAATGAGTTCACTCCGTTAACCATGGGTATCATGGGATTCCTTGGCATCTTAGCCATTGTCGGATGGGCTGCACCGCAAATCTCATTTCGTTCACCGTTTTGGAGAAAAGAAAAATGATTGCACGTACATTAACTCGACAAGAAGCCTTTGCACTAACAGAGCCCCGAGTGGCTTATGATTGGGAGCAATATGGTCTCACAGTTGTCCGAGATGGTTACACAGAAGACGGCACACGAATTCACTTTGTGTTTCAACCGGGATTCTGTGGTGGTATTCTAGCGAATGCTTATATCTTCTCAATTTAAAGAATAATAGCAGAGTGGAGAAGTGATATCTCATCAGGCTCATCACCTGAAGGTCGCTGGTTTGATTCCAGCCTCTGCATCCAATTCGTCAGAAACCGACAGTGTCGGATATTGACATAACACAGGAAAACCGATGAAGTACAATCCAGACGTAGACCTAGTAGCCGATAAGAGCAGCCTAGGCGTAGTAGCTGGTGATGTGCTGAAATTATGGATGAAAGTCCCGGACTTCCTAGAGAACTACAATAGAGTTCTAACCGAACACGTAAAGTTTGCCGCTAACCGCCTCCCACGTGGTTATGTAGTCTTTGATGAAAAGACCAAAATGGCAAAACCAGTACGACCGCAGTTAATCTCCCTGATTATTGCGTTGAGTAAGCATAAATTCGAAGGTCGTTTGACTCTTCAGCAAGCATGTGATTTGCTATCTGAAGACGGAGTCAGCTTCAAGAAAATGGGCTTATCTCGTATGTTCACCCGTTTAGCTGCCAAGCTAGGCGTAGATAAAGTTTACCCTAAAGGTAAAACCGTCCAAATTTCTGATTTAAAAGATGCTGAAGCACTCTTAAAGAGAGAACGCAAGGCACATGCCAAGAAAGCCGCTCAGGCTATCAAGGACAAGAAATCAGAACCTACCCATGTCTTTTCAGACAAGCCCACAGAAATCAAACCAGAAGATACACCAGAAGAGTTCAAAAAGCGTAAGGTGATTTACACACCAACCGCTAAGCAAATTCTATTCCATGCAGCCAGTGAGAAAATTGTTCTCTATGGTGGTGCAGCAGGTGGCGGCAAATCATTCGCTCTACTATTCGACGTTATTCGTTACGCTCATGTTCCCGGCTATAAGGGTCTCATCATTCGTAAGACGATTAACGATTTATCAGAATTAGTCGAGGTCTCCAATGAGTTCTACAAGAAACTCTTTCCCGGAGCAGAATATAACCAACAGAAGACAACGTGGACCTTCCCAAGTGGAGCCAAGGTGGTCTTTGGTTATCTAGATAAGCCGAAAGATAAATACAGATATCAAGGTAAACAGTATCAGTACATCGCATTCGATGAACTTGGTCAGTGGATTGATGCGGAAGGTTGGAACTATCTTAAGTCCCGATTACGTAATCCGCCAATTGACCCAAGAACTGGTGAACGTATCCCTACCTTGATGCGTGCAACGTCAAACCCCGGAGCCCGTTGGGTTAAGGAAATGTTTATTGACGCAGCACCAGCTAATACACTGTTTTATGACAAAGCGGGTATTACACACAAATTCATTCCAGCGTCATTACTTGACAACCCTTACTTAGATGAAGACTATCGACAAATGTTGATGTCATTACCTGAGATTGAGAAACGTCAACTATTGTATGGTGATTGGAACGCAACTGACCTTGCAGCTTTCCCTGAGTTCCGCCCAGAGATTCACGTGGTAGCCCCATTTGAAATCCCCGGATGGTGGAATCGTATGGCTGGCATGGATTACGGCTACCGTGACCCTGCTTGTGCTATTTGGATTGCAATCAACCCTGATACAGGTCAGAAGATTCTCTATCGAGAGTATGAACAACAAGGTCTAACAGGTCCTGAGTTCGCCGCAGCTATTCAGTTAAATGAAGTGCGTGAGCGAATCCCAGTAGAGCACGTTATTGACTGGACTATCTTTAATAAGACTGGTTACACTGGTCCTACTATTGGTGAACAAATCCAGCGTAGCGGTGTTCCTCTACGTCGAGCTGATAGAAACCGAACAGCAGGTAAAGTACAAATTCACGAACATCTAAGGTCTGACCCGAACTCTCAAGAGCCGGGAATGTTAATCTTTGATACGTGTACCAGAATCATTCAGCAGTTAAACTCTGCTCAGATTGATGAGAAGCATCCAGATGATATCGACCAACGTCGAGTCGGTGCTGGTAAACTTCGACACCACTGGGATTTATATGATTGCCTACGGTATGCCTTGATGGCACGTCCAACACGATATTCACGCCACGACGCATTCGCAGCAGCGAAACAAAACAGTCGATGGAACAAAATTCACAATTATTTCTCATAGGATAAATTATGGCGCATGATAGCACCCCAATGCCAACTTATGTACAAGGTCACGCGCCCTCTAACGGTTTAGTTGGTGCAGATTCCAACAAAATCAATGGTCTGCTTTCTGATGTTATCAGCAAGCGAGAGATTGGTAATGCTTCCCGCTCAGGTTGGGAAGGTAAATCTATTGCAGCCTTAAGAGCCTTTAGAGACCAAGATAATGACACATTCCGTGACAGTGAGCAAAGTAAAGTCTCACTACGCACGACCAAAGTTAAGACGAGAGCAGCCGCTGCGCAGATTAAGCAAGCATTGTTCTCAAACGGTAAATTCCCACTAGAACTCAAGGAAACTAAGGACCCATTCGGGATTTCTAAGTATGTCCATATTGATTCTCAGGGTGAAGCCGTCCCAGAACAGAAACCAGAAGCGTCCACAGAAGCTAAACCTAATCTATACCTCCCCGGTTCATTCGGGTTCGAAGGTGATGGTCAGGAACTAGCCGTGGGCGCTACATTTTCGAATATGTTCAAATCGCTACCTCCTGAAGTCCAAGATACAGTCCAATCGACTGCATTAGCCGATGGTGTAGGTAAGATGGGAGAACCAACTATTAGTCCAGCCCGTATTGCTGCTTATCGTATGAACCAACAAGTTCACGACCAGCTTGAGTCAACTATGGCGATGGATGAAGCGGAAAAGATGATTGATGAGATGTGCATTATTGGCACAGGCGTCATGAAAGGTCCGTTTAACGAATACCAAGAGATTCCCTACTGGGCGAAGAACGAAGACGGCACACGTCGTTATGAACCTAAACAAGTTCTAGTTCCAAGATTCTCTTTTGTCTCTGTATGGGACCTCTATGTGGACCCAACGGCTCACAATATGAGAGATGCAGAGTGGGTTATTGAACGTCACAAGATGACTGAAACCCAAGTCCGAGATTTAAAGCGTCGTCCTGAATTTAGTCACGATGCCATTGACAATTTAGTCCATGGTGGTCCTAACTATACCGAAGAAGTCGGTAATGATTCAGAAACAGAAGACCCGAACTTAAATACAACTGCATATCGCTCAAGTAGCTTATATGAAGTGTATGAATATTGGGGCTTTATGGCAACTGAGAAAGTCCGTGAATACGGAATGTCAGTACCAGATGACACGCAAGAATATGTCCAAGTTTGTGTATGGTTTGCAAATAACGAATTACTTCGTGTTTCACTAAACCCATTCCAACCTAATCGTATTCCATACTTCCTTACACCATACGAAAGTGACCCTTACTCGATTTACGGAGTAGGCGTTCCAGAGTCAATGAGCGACCAACAGAAACTCATTAATGGCTTCATGCGTATGGCGGTAGATAACCTAGCCTTAGCTGGCAACATGGTGTTTGACGTAGATGAATCGGCTTTAGCTCCGGGTCAGCCTATGGAAATCTCACCGGGTCAAATCTTCCGACGAATTGCAGGTTCTCCGGGTCAAGCAGTATATGGAATTAAATTCCCTAATACAGCCCCAGCAAACCTACAGATGGTTCAAGAAATGCGTCAACAAGCTGATGAAGCCACAGGTATCCCTTCGGTTGCCCATGGTCAAACAGGAGTTTCAGGCACAGGTCGTACCGCTTCAGGTATGTCAATGTTACTGAACAACGCCTCCCTAAACATCAAGTCAGTTGTACGTAATATCGATAGAAATGTCATTCGACCAATGGGTCAAAGCCTATTTGCATGGAATATGCAATATAACGGCATTGCTCACCCTGAAATCGAAGGTGATTTAGAAATCATCGCTACTGGCGCTTCAAGCCTAGAGCAGAAAGATATCGAGAACCAACGCTTACAAGTCTTCCTGTCATTATCTACCAATCCAGCCCTAGCACCTCTTATCAAACTCTCCACTGTTATTAAGAAACTAGCGTTGACGATGGATATGGAACCGGAAGAAATCCTTAACAGCCCTGAAGAAGCCCAGTTTTATGCTGCGTTAGTCGGTGCTATGAATCAAGCTCAATCCCAACAGGGAGCCCCAGAAGGCGGCTCAGCCCTCGCATCACCATCACCTACCCAACAGGGTTTCACAGGTAACGATGCGTCCTCAGGCAACCCTGAGGGAGCAAATGGAGCTATTCCCGGTGTTAACGCACCAGAACAAGGATAATAATGAATAAACAACTCTTACTGAGTTTGAGTGAAGAAGAGTTAGTGAGGGGATTAAAACCTTTGCTTTCTCACGTTCATTGGGCTTACCTCGAAGAATACCTTCGTCGTGAGCAGCACAAACAAGTTAAAGTCTTGGCTTCCCATGATTCCCATGTGGAACTCGCAAGAGCCCAAGGCAAATTTGGAGCTTACCAAGCAATTGCTAAACTCAAACAACTTATAGGTTAAGAATCAATATCCGACACTGTCTGATTTTGACACCCTTAGCTTCAACGAATCAATTTAGATACCGTACTCCTGTACGACCTAAGGATAAAAACAATGCCACAATATTTAACAGGTGAACAACGTCGTCAACAACTTCAAGCGGAGTTAGACGCGCTAGATGCAGCTCAGGACCCTTCACAGGATACCCAACAAGAGCAGCAACAACAGCAACAACCTGAACAGGTTAACTGGGAAAAACGTTATAAGGACGCCCAATCTCACTTTTCTAAGCAAGTGAACGAACTCAAGAGCAAAATCCCCAAACAAGATTTTGAGACTGAGAACGAGAAATTGCAACGTCAAGTGGCTGAACTTCATGATGACTTAGCAGCGCGTAACGTCGCTGATAGTGTTCGTGACGCTCAAGCAGCAGTTGGTCAGGTACACCCAGACTTCAACGAGGTAATTGCCTCAGAAGAATTTACCCAATGGATTAAGTTACAACCCGAAGTATTCTACAAGTCAATCTATGACGATGTACCGAATGCTCAAATGGCTATCCGTGCTCTATCTCTGTTTAAGATGGAACATAAGCCTCAACAAATTCAAGAGGACCCTCGCAGACAACAACAGCAACGTCAGCAACAACCTGACCCAGCTAGCATGAATATGCGCCAAGGTATGCGAGAAGTACCTCAACAAGATGGTCCAAAGATTTGGACTATGAAAGAAATTCAATCTTTAACACCAGCACAGTATGAACAACATGAAGCGGCAATCGACGCTGCGTTCGCTGCTGGTAATATCCGATAATTAACAGGAGCTACAAATGGCTTTAACAAACAACAACGCACAGTTCGGCGGTCAATCCGGCGCGGCTGGTAACAACTTCGCGGGTACTGACTTCGTAGATGCGGGCTTTGACGGTCCATCACGCATTGGTCAAGGTATTGACGCGGCTAACTCACAGTGGATTGCAACAATCTACTCGAAGAAAGTTCTAAACTTCTTCCGTACTGCTTCGGTAGTAGAAGGTGTAACTAACAACGATTACTACGGTGAAATTTCAGCGTACGGTGATTCAGTTATTATCATCAAAGAACCAAAAGTATCAATCGTAGACTACGGTCGTGGTGATACCTTGGATTCACAAGCACTTGACTCAGATTCATTTACTCTAGTCTTGGACCAAGCGAAAGCGTTCCAATTCCAAGTTGATGACATCGAAGTTAAATTGTCTCACGTTAACTGGCAAGCACTTGCTACTAACTCAGCTACTTACTCATTGAAAAATGATTACGATAAGTCTGTTTTAGAGTTCATGGCTCAGAACGTAGGTCAAGGTAAAATTGTTGCTTCTGCACTAGGTGAAGCTGCAACTGCTGCACAAGCTGGTCAGGTTGCATTCCAAACAATCGCTGCTACTGGTGC